GTTCGTATACCGGTCGCTGGCCTCCCGGATTCTCAACTCTAAGTACGGAGTCGAATGAATCGGGGGACCTAAGACAAACGGAATTTTTCTCTCAACTCCAGTTTTGACTGGCTCGGGGTCCGCACGATCAAGCAGACCTCGGAACCAACCTTTCTTGACGAGAAAATTCCACCAGCGACTAGGTATAGAAGAGAGAGGGGGGAGTACCCGAGCTAGCAGTCGGCGAACCGGAAAGGCTACAAGTAGCCAAGTCGCGGTCGAGAACTTGAGCTGACTGCAAAGCTCGAATAGCGGAGTTGCGAGGGAACCAACAGGCTCCTTCCAGGCGTCAGAGCCGAGGAATCCGAAGCAAAGCTTGAGAACCTTCCTCGACTTATCATAGCGATAAGTCTGGGAATTGAGATCTCCGTACTTCTTGGACCTCATGGTTTTACTACGATTGATAACGAACCCGACTTCACTAGTACTGTGAAGCCAGGAGTAGTAAAGACCACTCTCACCTGGGTAGAGAATATCGTCCCCGTTGAGGAGAGAAGGGTGATCGGCAGGGTAACCAGCAAGATTGAGGGCACGTTCGAAGCAGATCCGGTTAAGGATGCACAAGACAACGAACGACCCGAGGTTACCCATCATACTCCCTCTCACAACGGGGAAGGCTATCCTTCCCTCAATGTTCACGCAGCAGTCCTTAAAGCTGCGAACAAACAGCCCCGCCTCGCGAGGGGGTAGATCTTCGGCGAGCGTCTCGACAACGGCAAGGACAGCATCCTTGTGCAAATTATCTGTCGACGCTTCGTAATCGCCTGAGATCAGGTCAAAGCCAGGGTGGAGACCGCGGCGGAGGGACTCGAAGTGACTCTTTGTCACGTCGCCTCGTACCAACCAAGGACGGCGGGAGAGTCGGTTGTAGGCAGACTCATGAACCGGACGAAGAACGTCCTTCATGATCGATGTCTGCATTGTCACGACACGCAACTTCCCCTTCTGCTTGGCAGTACCGAGGCGGCACCACGAGGCCTCCACCGCATCCTCCGGGATCTCATGCCCATCCTCCATGGCCGCATGCAAACCCGCCCTAGCTTTATCCGGGATTCCAATGCTGTCGTAGAAGGCCTCAGCGCGGTCCTCAGACCCGCCAATCCTTCCAACAGGCACAGACAAAGTACCTCCCATCCCCCTCTC